TGTGCTTGTTTGAAATCAGTAATGCCAACACAATCGATGTGGTGCTGGATGGTGTGGTGTATAGAGTTGTTGGGCTACTGGAATCTGTTGCTACCCCGGATTTTGTGACTACTCTGAAAGTGTTTGCCATATCAACCTAGTGCCAATGCTAATGCCACCACTGTATCTTCAGAGACTCCTGAAGATGTGATTGTTGTATTCGTTACTGATGTGACTCTTCCTTTCGCATCTACTGCAAGGACCGGAACTTGGGTTGCTGAACCATACGTTGCTGCACTGACTCCAGAATCTGCCAATGTTGCTGAAATTGCTGTTGTACCGGACCCCGTGACATCCCCGGATACTGTGATGGTTTGGTTCCCGGTGATGTACGTTGATGTGTCAACATCATAGGTTTCAGATCCAGTTCTTTTCAGGAACCCAGTATCAGAATCTGGGATGTCAGTATGCATGAATGCACCGGCTGCATTGACATTCGTTGCATCAGTGACATCAGCACTTGCTTCAACAGCATTTAATTTTGAAAGTAAGGTGTCTGTGAATGCATTGGTATCACTTTCACCTTCATAAAGGCTTTTTATCTCAGCACCGGTCTGATCTGCGGTTGCTGATGTTTCAACAGCATTTAATTTTGAAAGCAGGGCATCCGTAAATGCATTGGTATCTGATTGTGATTCATATGCAGTTTTGATTTGGGCACCGGTCTGGTCTGCAGTTGCACTTGTTTCGATTCCATTTAATTTTGAAAGTAATGCATCAGTGAAAGCATTGGTGTCGGATTCACCTTCATATAAAGATTTAATTTCGGCACCGGTCTGATCTGCTTTTGCGTTTGCTTCTATTGCATCCAGTTTTGTTTTGTCACTGGATGACATCCTGCCAGCAGCAGAAGATGATGCATCTGCAAGTGCTGTATCAATTGCAGTGATTGCAGTGTTTAGTGTTGTTCCCCAGGTTCCCCGTGAAGATTCTGAACCAGGATCTGGAAGAGTCAGTGAAAGGTTTGTTGTCGTTGCCATTATGTAAATTGACTGAAGATTACTTCTGCATCAGAATTAGCACTCTTTCCACCCCCTGGCACGTTACTCAACTGGACTGTTGCACTTAATGCTGCAGGGGTTCCAGAACCAGTTCCACCAGTGCTTCCATTACTTCTGCTTACACTGAAACCAAAATAGTATTGACCACCACTTTCTCTCCAACATCCAACACTTCCTGATATGCTTGCCCCAGTGCCACCACTTCCTCCATTTGCTGTCACTGATTCCCCGGAATATGTTGCAGTTGCATTACCACCACTGTTACCGGTTGCCCCGGTGGCACCAGTAAAACTTCCAGCACCTAAAGATGCTTGTGACCCATGAGTAGGATAAGGATAAGCATCCACTTGAGGTTTGTTATTGACTCCACCAGCACCAGTGGTATAGCTGATATTCCCAGAGTCAACTTTAATTATAATTTGTGCTGATCCCCCAGTTCCACCTGAACCCCCGGTGAATGTCGTTGCACCCACTGAACCTGTTGGAATTGATGGATAACCCCCACAAGTCCCATAGGTGGCATGTCTAGAATTCCCACCTGATCCACCCCCGGCACCAAGTGCTTTAACTCTGACAAATTTGGCTGATCCAACACTGTAATCACCATCATCTGTTTTGGTGGTGGTTGACCCTTCAGTGTAGTTTCCGTAATAATCGTTCTTGCTTTTCAGGTCATTAAAACTAATTGCTCCACTGGGTAAAGTTGAATTGGTGCTACCTGTCCAATGCCCTTTACTTTGAAGTCCAGACATAGAAACGGCACCCGTTCCAAGAAACCTGAATTCATCCCTTATTTGGGAAAATGATATTGGATTACCATCTGCTGGGGTGGTCATTTCTTCAGTTCCTCAACCTCTTTTTTCAGTTCTTTTATTGCCTGGATCAGTAATGGAACGATCCCTTCGTATTTGACTGCAAGGTATCCATCTTCACGTTCCCTGACCACCTCTGGAAGAACACTCTGGATTTCCTGGGCAATGACTCCGATATCATGTTTCTGAAGAAAATAATCATCTTCACCACCATGGGATTTTATGTAGTTTTCATCCCAATCAAATGAAACACCATTAATTGAATTTAGCTTTTGAAGTGCATCTGGAATTGGTTCGATATTATCCTTCAACCTTTTATCAGAACTATAATATGCAGTGATGTTATTGGTTGCCCGAATCTCTCCTGCTGTACCTGATGCTGCAGTTCCAACACCCAAGGAATCCAATTGAGCATCATCTGAAGATGTTAGTGTAGTGAATGCACCGGCTGCTGCTGTTGTGGTACCTACCGGGGTATTCTGGATTCCTGCACCACCTGAAGCATTGATCGACCCGATTTCTGCTGCATCAATGTATGCAGTCCCATCAATATAAAGGTCTTTCCATTCCTTTGTGGATGATCCTAAATCCCGTGCATTATCGGTGCTTGGGACTAGATCCGAATCAAATTGTGCTGTTGCCGTGATCGTATCTGTTGCTGCATTTCCAAGATCCACATCCCCGTTCAAGGTTGTGGTTCCAGATGCAGATATGGTTGTGAATGCACCACTTGATGCATCATATGACCCTATCGGTGTGCCATCAATCGATCCACCATCCAGATGGTATGGTTCCAAGACTAATGCAACAGTAACTGAATCCCCGGAATCTGATACAAGACCGGTGCTGACTGTAATTGAATTTGATGAAGTTTTGGTTGTGATGGTATGGGTTGATGGGCTTGCATCTGATCCGTTGGTTGCTTCTGATGCACCCGTGACCCGGACCTTGTCACCAACCTCAAAATCCTGGAAAAGATCCCCGGATGAAGCACTGATGGTTCCAGCACTTGATCCAGTGTTTGTGAAGACAACTGCACTACTTGTGAAACCTTTGACTACATCTTTATCAAGCTTATTAATGAGTTGACCATCGATGGTGTCTAAGGAATTCCGTAGATTCGTTCCCCAGTTTTGATTGTCACCACCAACCTCACTTTTGACCAGACTGTAGTTCGTTGTAAATTCGTTTGCCATTACTGCTCAACCCATGTGTTTGTGTTATCTATTTGGTTGGTCCAAGTATTAAAAATAGAACCATAAATTTCATTCCCGTATATGCCTTGACCATATGTGGTATTCACCCCTGCACTTTGATCAGCCCATGTGGCTGATGTGGAAGATTGCCCACTCCAGGTCTGGCTTGAATCAGTCTGGTTGGTCCAGGTAGATGTTTCATTGGTCTGTTCTGTCCAACTCATTATGAATAGGTTGTGATCGGTCTTGCTGCCAAGGTTCCACCGGCATATCTGGATGCATCATCTGCATCAACAATTTCCTGGATGGCTTTTTCAGATAATGATGCCCAAGTTTGTAACCTTGCATCGTTCATCAGAAATGGTTCTGCTGCCATGAGGGTCGAATAAAGGTATGCATCTGGATGTGATGTCAGTAGCCAGTTAGTGGTGTTGCTTGATGTCAGTGCAGGAACCTTTGCAAAATATTGGATCTGCAATGTATAAGTTGCATCCGGGGTCTTCAGAAGTTCCATGGCATCACCGGCTATGGTGTAATACTCTGGAACCCCAGTTGTGTTATCAAATGATTCTCTGTAATCATCGGCCCGGTCTGGTGTCAGATAAACCAGTCTCTTAGGTGGACTGGTGCTTGTGATATTTACGTTTCTTGCCTGAAGAAAATCTGATGGCAGACTGACATACTGGGTGGTTGCAGATGTTGTTGAACGGGTCATCTGATCCCGTGTTCTCAACCTTCTATTAAACCCTGCTTCAGCAATAGCAATAAACTCTTCCAATCGGCCTGAAAGGTCTGATCGGTTAAGCCAGTTCGATGCAGCAGTTAATAGTTCTGGCTGAGTTGTGATTGACATCTAAGTCAACCTTCCTTCCCAGACCCTGAATGGCTTGTTTTCTGGTTTATCTAGCCATTTAGCCAAGGCTTTTTTGTCGTTCAGGATTCCTTCCCTCATTAACTTCGATGCCAAAACCAATGGGATTTCGGCAACATGTCTTCCAGGGTTGGTCCTGTCTATTGGGATATCCCGTTGGGATTTGACATGATCCAGAATTGGCTGGATATCCTGCTTCTTATGGACATGGAATTTTCCATCCCCATCTTCGGTGTTGACTGTAGTCCTTACACCGGCATG